AACTCAAACTGCAACTCAATTTAGAGCAAACACTAGCTGGACCGAGTATTTTTCTGGAGAAGACGCAGTATACGCAAATAGTTCTTCATTTACAATCGACGGACATGAGTTGCCTTACGGATCTAATAGCTACACTACATACATGACGTCAAGCTCAAAAACTTATGGCGTTGATAGTCTTGGACGATTTTATGCTACTTGTTCCGCAGTTTTTCCTAGTTTTGCAACAGGCCAGTCAAAAAGAGTAATAAACCTTGTTTTAGCAACAGATACATTTTCGGCTACTCAAGGAGACTATTTTGAATTTAATCACGCACAAGGAACGATTGCTGAAGGAAGAATATATACTTTAAATGTAACTACCGGAGAGTGGACTTTAGTAGCAAATGATGGTCAAACTCCGGGTTCATATCCAATACCTGCAACAGGCACTTACAGAGCTGTAATTCTTGCAGGATGCACAGGATTTGCGAGTCAAACCTCTTTTAGTAGTACTACTAGGTTTGGTGATATTATAGGGTACGATTCAAATAATAATCAGTATGCATCTTTATCTGTCTCAGGCACTGTAGGGCCTTCTCCTGCTGAGCTAATAGAAGCTTCTACAGTACAAGAAATAGGAGATAGTTTAGTTCATCTATTTGAGCTAACCTTGCCTGCTCCGTATAGTACAACTTTATACTTTCACAATGGCTTAAATGGAACTCAAAATATTTATTTTCCAAATAAATTAGGAACTGCTTTAAACGAGTATATAGCCTTTCCTATAGATATAGAAGGGCTGGAAACACGGTCAGGCGGAGGGTCTAATAAACCTACCCTTGCTATGGCAAATATTCCTGTTTTAGGAAGAACTCTTGTAAACGATGAAGACGGTATAAATGATGAAACTAATATAGAGCAAATACTGTCGGATGAAGGAATGGGGTCTTCAGAAGACTTTCTGTATTCAACAGTAGTGTATAGATCAACTCTATTAAAGTACACGAAAGAAGCTACAGACACTCCTATGCTCCCCATTGAGTACCCTTCCCACCTCTTTACTTTGGATAGAGTTTCTAATGAGATGGGACAAATTATTCAATTTGAACTAGCAACTCCTGCTGATTTGGATAGAATTACTCTTCCAGGACGAAGAGTAGTAGGAAAGTATTGTTCTTGGGAATACCAAGGAGCTCTTTATAATCGAGGAGGCTGTACCGCTCCGAAAAACTCTTTTGGAATGTTCTTTGATGTGGATGATAAACTAATAACATCAAATATAACTGGTCCCAACGCTCCTAATACATGGACTACAACAGGTACTTATTCAGCAGGCGATAAAGTAAAAAGACAGTTAAATGGGCAGTGGAAAATATATGAAGCCCTGAGGTCTGTACCTGCGGATAAAGAGCCTCAAGATAATCCATACTATTGGACTCGTATAGATGTTTGTGGAAAACGATTAAAGTCTTGTAAGTTAAGATTTCATGGAATTCAAGCAGATATGTCAACGGATGAGTCTAGTTTAATAGGCACAGAGCCGGATGAAAGTTATTTAGAAACTTCAAAGTCTTTGCCATTTGGAGGTTTCCCAGGAATGAAGAAGAACAAATGATAGATGAAATCTATAACCACTTTGAAAAAGAGTACCCAAAAGAAGGGTGTGGAGTAATTACAGAGAAAGATGTTTTTATTCCTTGTAAAAATGTAGCAAATAATTTAGATGATTTTCAAATTTGCCCTGAAGAGTACTTAAACTTACTGTTGAAACATAATATTAAAGCTATAGTACATAACCATATAAACGCATCCAACGAGCCTTCAGAACATGATTTAAATAACTGCAAGGCTCTAAATCTTCCTTACTATATATTTAGTTACCCGGAAATGGCTTTAAATATAATTAAGCCAGAGGACATTTAAAATGCTTAGAGATATATACTTAGAGGGCGAGCTAGGAGAAAAGTTCGGAAAAGTTAGACAAATAGAAGCTAGTTCTTTTGAAGAGGTTCTTCGGTGTTTATCGGCTAATTTTGAAGATTTTAAAACTTATCTCGCGGACTGTTATAAAAAAGAAATTTATTTTTATTGGAAAATAAACGAGCAAGTCATTACTAGCCCTGAGGAGCTATACCTAAAATACCCTGAAGGCGCTATGGTAATTACCCCTGTTCCTGCAGGGTCTTTAAAAAAGCTCGTAAAAGGAGCTTTAATGGTATTAGCAGGTGCCGCACTAATTATAACAGGAGGCGCTCTTGCAGCCGGCATACTCGCCTTTGGTCTTAGTGCAGGTACAGCTTTTGCAGTAGGAACTGCAATGGGATTGGCAGGACAGTACTTGTTTGGAATGGGAATGTTTGAAATTTTGAGTGAAGACCCTGCTTCAAATGACCAAGATACCAGTTATTTATTTCAGGGGGCTCAAATGAATATTTCAGAAGGAGATCCTATTCCTGTTTGCTATGGACACTTAAGAATTCCTGGAAGACAAATAAGTTTTGAGATAAGGAATGAAGATAGCGTAATTTCTAATACCGGGGGCATAATAACAAATACAACTCATCAAAGAAACAACAGAATAAGAAACAGTAGGCGAGGAGGCTAACATGGTACTTCCTTATAAATGGCTATATGAAGAAATTTATGCAAGCGGAAGCACGGAGCGGAATGCGGCTGCTCTCGAAGGCTCTACCGCGCAAAATATCTCCGCAGTAGATGTTTTGTGCGAAGGTCCGATATATGGTTTAGTTAATGGACAGGGATCTTTATATCTCGATGGAAACCCTGCGCTAGATGCAGAATATTACGGGTTCTCTCCGCTAAGAAATGAAGCATTATCTGCGGGGGATGATGGATCTGGTACAATAACTTTTAACAACGGTACTTTAGGAACTGTTGATAGTAATACATTCCTTCCTGCAAATTTATCGAATTACTCCTCTACTCAAAGACGCTTATTTTTAAAAGATGATAGTAATCCTAAAACAGTAGAACTAAGTAACTATAGAAGTGAGACTTATAGTTATCAGTTTATTACTTTAACAGGTACGGGGTTTCAGCAGTCTCAAAACTCTCAATATGGAGGAAACAGAGCCTATCTATCTGTAGGATCTCAAGTAATTACCGGGTCTTTTATCTATATAAGCTCTACTTCCGCCACCTTTTTATGGGCTAAAAATGGACCTATACTAGATCCTGATGATATTCCTACGTCGGCTACACTTGTTTTTGGGTATACAGCTTTTGTCACAGCTATAAATCCTACTGCAGGAACTATTACTGCCTCTACTTCTTTTAATGGTACTTTTTCTTTTTCTCTAGGCTTACAGCATAGTTATCTAATGCAGGAAGGACTTACTGGTTCTAATACTTTTGACCCTGATTCTCCTATAAGTAAAATTGATAATTTATATGTTCAAGAAAATGTAGGGTGGCTAGACCAAGAGCCTATAAAAGACGTTGGAGGGGTAGGAGGAGCAACCGTAATACAGGGAAATTTGTCAGGAGTTAATTTAGCTGCTTTAAAAATGATAAACCCAGCCAACGCTTCGGGTTTTGGTATAACTTTATACAACCCTGAAGGACTGCCAAATATTGAAGACAACGGACGCTATCCTGGCACTCCAGATTACAGTGACACTAGTACAGCTCCCACAATTTTAGATACTCAAGACTTTGGGCTAGATACAGCAGCAAAAATTGCTGAAGTAGATAAAGTTAGTTTTACTATTGGATATCCTCAAGGACTGTACATACTGAATACTAAAAATGGCGACTTAAATAGAGCTTACGCATTCTATGACGTTCAAATAGAGTTTCAAATTGACGGGTCCTCAACTTGGACTGCAAACCAACAAGTTTTTGGGGGGCTATTAAAGCATAAAGGAAAGAAAAAATCTGCTTTATCTTTTCAACAAGTAGTAGAGCTCTCGCCTTATAAAGAGTTGGGGTACACAAACTTTAGAATTAAAATTTATAGAGTTACACGACATATTGGTCTTCCTGTATACGCTAACGGAGCTAAAGGTAGGCACGCAGATAAAAAGAAGTGGAATACTGTAGCTTCTTCTCAGATTACTACACTTCAGTCTTTTTTTGAGGATAATTTCTCCTATCCCTATAGTGCTATAGTTAGTTCCACTTTTTCTTCTAGAAGTTTTGACAGTCCTCCTAAAAGAAGCTATGAAGTAAAAGGTAAATTAGTAAAAGTTCCTAGTGCATATACTCCTAGAGAGTCTTCTCCTACAGGAAAAGCTGTTTACGGCAATTTTTGGGATGGAACTTTCAAAGACGAATTAGCTTATACGGATAATCCCGCATGGATATTTTATGATATTCTAACAAATAATAGATACGGGGCAGGAAAATGGATAAAAGAAAGCGATATAGATAAGTATGCTCTATATAGAGTTTCAAAGTTTTGTGACGAGTTAGTTGATACTAATAAACCTCATAAAGCTCCTTTAGCTATTAGAGGGGAGT